GGTGTTGATGTGAATGTAGATGCTCAAAATAAAACAGTAAATGTTTCAATGAACGAAAGCGAAAGAAAACTCAGAAAGTATATTCGCAATCGTCTTGAAGAAAAGGCTGGTTTGAGAAAACCTTCCCTTAATGAAAGCAAAAAATCTGAAACGCTTAAAAAACTTGATGCGGTAATTGACGAACAATTTAAATTGTACGAATCGACAGCAAAGAAAAAGTTAACTGAAAACGTGGAAGAAGGTATTGGCGATTTCCTTAAAAAAGGTATGGTTAAAGTTGGTCAAATGGGTACTGGTAAAGGAAAATTACAAAAAGAATTGAGAAGTGCGTTACCAACAATATCACCTGAAGAATATACCAAGTGGTTGCAAAATATATTTAGTCTTGATACTATGTATAATAAAGCACTTGAAAGATATATCTACAAAGCAACTACTGAAAATAAGCAAGAATTGCTTCAGCAAATTGCAGCAGATAAATTTGGTGTAGGTAGGTTGTCGTTACAAGACGGACGTTTAGTGTACATCCCTGCTGATAAAGCATAAGAATCTTAACATAATTTAATGAAAAAAGACCGAATATTAAAAAATTCGGTCTTTTTTTTGTAACATTTTTTATGTATATTCGTATAAGTGGGTATGGAAAATATTAGAACATATGAAACGATTCGACTATTCAGAGGAAAAAGAAGGGTCGAAGAACTGGTCAAACTTTCTGAAGAAAAACGAGATTTTGAATTTCGTAGGCTATTCATAGAAGAACTTGAACAAGATTTGCACGTTATTTTCAGTTGGCAAACAATATACGGGTGGATTGCATGGGTTTTCATCTTTTTCTCGTTAGTGTTTTTTAAGAATCCTTCCACTTTTTATTTGCTCATTGGAATCTCACTAATCGCCAAAACATTTTCATTTTTCCAGAAGGAAAAATACAAGAAAGTGTTTAAAGGATATAGATTTTCACTTGCTTGTGTTGATTCGGTGATAAAAAAAGACTACGGTATCATACTACCCAAATAAAAGAATAATACAAGTATTTATTGAAAATGGGTGCTATGTTTGATGACGATAAATTAAAATTAATTTTTGTCCTAAAAATAGGATATAATTCCAAGGGTGATGGATTGTATGAATTTATTTTTTCATCTAATCCTGAAAACATTGACGTTGAAGGTTGGTGTTGGGATATTTCACCAGCATGTGATAATGCACAACCCCCTACTGAAGAATATATTGATGCGATTTTTAGTTTAAAAACAAGTTCTTTTGATTTATTCTGTCTACATGAGGCGGTTGATAGAGAATATATGCACGGATATCACACAATACATGCATTGGCATATGAAACTGAAAAAGAATCGGATGAAAATGGTGTAATGGGTTATGAAAAAATGTTTGAAGGTGATAATGACGATATGCCATTGTTGGTTTTTCATTATGGAATGACGCTGGCAAAAGTTAAAGATTTACTTAACGCAAGAAAGATTATATTAAAGAATAATGAATTTGTTGAAGTTTCTTCATTAAATTTTTAGAGTTCATCTTACCATTTGGAAGAAGGAAATCGAAAAACGCAAACCTAAGATGTTCTGCGTTTTTTGTTTTTTAATACTATTTATTATTGCCTATCTTACCATGAATAGGAAGAAAAGGTTTCGAGGCACGATACATCAGGATATGTACCGTGCCTTGCGGTTTTTATGTATTGTAGTATTTATTATAAATATTTATAAATGAGTACGAAGAAGAAAGGTGAAGATATTTCCAATAATGATGATTCCTTATTTCCTGAACACATTCCATTAGTTCCTATTGATACACAAAAAGAAAAGGAAAAGGAAGAAATTCGAAAATTCGCTGCTGAACTCAGAAAAAAAACAGGGAAAGTTGAACCGATTATTGTTTTAAAAAACGGTGAACTAAAAAAGGCAAGTGAATTAACTCTTTCTGAACAGGAAAATGAAATTGTACGTTGTGCAACAGACCCCATATATTTTATTGAAACATATTTAACCATTTTCGACCAAACACAAGGTAGTGGTGGTATGATTGTGCCGTTTAAGTTATTTGCGTTTCAAAAAAAATTGGTTCAAACATATTTAAATAATCGATTTGTTGTCGCCAACAAATATCGTCAGGCAGGAATTTCAACAACTACTTGTGCATATATTGCATGGTATGTAATGTTTAATCCAAACAGAAGCGTTGCTATTATTGCAAACAAACTTGAAACAGCACGTGACGAATTAATGAATGATGTTGTTGAGTTTATCGAAGGTTGTCCTGATTGGCTCAGACCTAAAACTGGTAGAGAAGCAGCAAGAAATTTAAAAGATACTCAGAAATTAAAGAAATACGATAATGGTTCTGCACTCGGTGCGTTCTCCGCACATGGTGGTCTTCGTGGTTACACACCAACACTATTATTCTGGGATGAAACTGCGTGGACGGAAAAGAGTGATAAATTCTGGCTATCAGCAAGACCAACACTTCAAACTGGTGGTGCAGCGATATTTGTAAGCACCCCTTCTGGATTGGATGCTGTTTTCTACAAAACTTTTACTGGTGCAAGAGCAACCCCACCTGAAAACAACTTTAATGCTGTTGAATTGTGGTGGTTTAATGACCCAAGATATAATAAGGGTTTGGTTTGGTTAAAAAACAAAGGGAAACAAAACGAAAAAAGATTGGTTGACGAGAATTGGGACGAAAAAACCAGAATTCAAATGATGGATGATGGTTGGGAAGCCAGTTCTCCTTGGTTTGAAAATGAAGTACGTGACGCACAGGGCGATATGCGTAAAATTGCACAGGAATTATTATGCTCATTCTTGGGTTCTGGTGATAACTTTATTGCAGAGGAATTTTTAAGACGCATTGAAGAAAATGAAATTCGTACACCGATTCGTCAAGAATATATCGACAATAATATGTGGGTTTGGGAAGACCCGTTGGCTGGTGAAGATTATATTATGGCACTTGATGCATCGCCCGGGCATGGTGAAGATAATTCAACAATTAACATCTTGAAAACCAAAGAAGTTATTGAAGAAAAAGTGATAACAAAGGGCGAGAAAATAAAAAAAGTTAAAATAAGAAGACATAAACTTGAACAAGTTGCTGAATATTACGGAAAAGTAACGCCACAAATGCTTGCTGAAATTGCATACCAATATGGTAGAAGATATAATAATGCATATACTGTTGTTGATATAACTGGTGGTTATGGCGTTCAAGCGGTTGAAAAATTACTTGAATTTGGATATGATAATGTTCATTATGCTGAAGTAACACATAAACCAAGTAGAGATAGATTGCAGGGTTATATTAAAAAGGGACAGAAAGTTATGTCCGATGGTGCAATAGTGAATGTGGATTTAATCCCCGGATTCTTCATCGGTAACAATCGTGCTTCAGTTTTACTTGAAATGCAACGTGCTGTGCACCTTGAAGATGTTATAATCAGGTCGATTAGATTATTAAATGAATTAAAAACATTTGTTACGGTTGCTGGAAACCGTGTTGCAGACCATAAACGTTCTTTCCACGATGATTCAATCATGGGATTGGCAATTGGCTTATTTGTGGTTAATTTTGATATGGCAAGATTTAAACAAAGTAAAGGTGTTACCGAAAAAATGCTTAATGCCATAATGAATGTTAATGACATAAAAGAAATAGAAAGAAATAAAGGAATAAAAAATAAACCAATGATTTCTCCGAATAGTGCGTCACCATTAAATCCATATATTTCACATTCTTGGTTATTTGATGGGTTAGATAAGAAAAAGAAAATATAAAATGTATTTATATTTAACTGACTTTTTCAGGAAATTAAAGTATTTATAAAAAAATATAAAAAATTATAAAAATGGCAGAGAACGAAAAAAGGGGAACAATATACCAGCAACTTAATAAAATGTTGAATCTTGATGGTTTTGGTTTTCAAGATGCACAGCCATCTATATCACAAAGCACACCATCTCAGGAGACTAAAGTTATAATAAAAGGTACGTCACCCGAAGAAATCCATAGAAAAGGACTTGAACTTCAACAAAAAAGAGACCTTCAAAATAAATTTTTCAGAACTACTGATAGGGGTTTTCAAAAAGCACTTCAATATGAAGCAGCCAGACTTCCAGCATATATTGACTATGAAGGAATGGAATACTATCCAATCATTTCATCAGCGTTGGATTTATTTATGGAAGAAGCAACCACAATTGGAATAAACGGTAAGATGTTAAACATATATTCCAATAAGGAAAGAATAAAATTTTTACTCGATGAATTTTTCTACGATATTGTAAACGTTAATGTCAACCTGCCATTTTGGACAAGAAATACCGTTAAATATGGTGATAATTTCGTTCTGTTATACGGTGAGCGTAAAAAAGGTATCACCCATGTAAAACAATTGGTAAATTATGAAATTGAGCGTTTTGAAAGAATACAAAACGGTAAGCCGATTGTTAAATTTAAGGAAAGAATGACGGGTGATGAGTTTAATGTGTTTGAAATTGCACACTTTAGATTACTTGGTGATGATAAGTATCTTCCCTATGGTTCGTCAATTTTAAATAAAGTTCGTAGAGTTTTCAGACAATTAGTTATGGCTGAAGATGCAATGCTTACTTATCGCATTATTCGTGCAGGTGAAAAGAAAGTGTTTAAAATTGACGTTGGAAATATTGATGAAGAAGATATTGAGGAATATATCTACAAAGTAGCAACAAAATTTAAGAAAATTGCACAGGTTTCACCAAATGACGGTCAAATTGATTATCGTTTCAACATTCTTGGAAACGATGAAGATTATTTTCTTCCTGTTAGAAATGCTAACACCCAAACTGGAATTGAAACTCTCCCGGGCGCACAGAATCTCGACCAAATTCACGATATTGAATATCTTCGTGATAACTTGTTTACTGGTCTTGGTGTCCCTAAACCGTTTTTAAGTTTTCAAGATGCTGCAGGTGCTGGTAAGAACATGGCACAATATGATATTCGTTTTGCTAAAAAAATTAATCGTGTTCAACAAGCATTAATTCAGGAATTAAATAAGATGGCAATGATTCATCTTTATCTTCTGGGTTATACTGGTGAAGATTTAACTAATTTTCAATTAACGTTAACCAACCCATCATCACAACAAGAATTAATGAAGGCTGAATTAATGCGTGAAAAGGCACAAACATATACTGAATTAACCCGTGGTGAAGGTGGTATTGCTGCAATGTCGCATACAACCGCTAAACGCTTGTTATGGAATATGAGTGATAAAGAAATCGTTGACGACCTTAAACAACAAAAAATGGAGAAGGTTATTATGCAAGAACTTCAAGATTCACCTGTTACCATTAAGAAAACAGGTTTGTTTACTGATATTGATAAAAGGTATGGCGAACCAGTTGAAGGTATGCCATTACCAACAGAAACGGGTAGTACCGAAGGTGGAGCACCGCCAATGGGTGGTGGAGCACCCGCAGGTGCACCGACAGGTACACCACCAGAATTAGGTGGAATGCCACCTGCAGGAGCAGGAGAAGCACCAGCAGCACCACTTGGTGGCGGTGAAGGACTTCCTATGGCAGAAGGTCGTGAAAAATTAAGTGAAGATGAATACGTTAAACTTGTAGAAAAAATGGTTTTTGGTAGTAGTTTAGAACCAGAACACAAAAAAGAGAAAAAACATAAAAAAATCATTAACGAAAACGATGCGATTAACAGTAAATTAAACAAGAATGCACAGGAAATGATTAATGAAATTGATTCTCTTTTAGAAACAGGTGATACGATAAATACACCACAAAAAGAAATAGAATCTGAAGATATTGATATTGAGGATATTGAAAACATTGATTTAACAGAGTAGTTGAAATATGTATTAAAAATAACGTTTATAATTATTTAGAGTATTTATAATAAATCAAATTATATTGTATGAAAAATATCAATATTGGGATAGTTAATCTGGTTGTTTCAAAGAAATTAAAGGATGCTTATTTTAGTAATACTTTAATTGAAGAATCGAAACAATATATGAACGAATTTTTTAGCATAATAAAAAATTCTCCAATCTTGCAGTTAGAATTTAAAATTTTCAATAATATTGAAACAAAACACATTGAAAATGATGTTGCTGCTACTCGTTATATTGATAATAACATTAAATTATTTGAGGTTTATACTCTTTCTGAGATAGAAAAGGAGCATGAAAAACTAAAGCAATTTATTGCCGAAGATGTAAAGGTTGACGATAATAGGGTTAAACTATACATTGCAATCAATAATCTAATTAAAGAGTCTTTAAGTAATTACGAAAATATTGATGTTGATGTTATTCACGAATCATTTGAATATGTCCTAAACCACATAAAAAAACCAAAGGTTGATGAAAGTCATCCACATAATTTAATTAACGAAGACGTTATTGAAATAGCAATAAATAAATTTAATGAGAAATACAGTACGCTTAATGAAGACGAAAAGGGTTTATTGTTAAAACTCATTAAATCAACACCAGAAGAAAAAGAATCTCTTCTTGAGGAATATAAAAATGAAAACCTTATCATATTGGAAGGAATGAATAAGGAAAACATTAAAGAAAGCCTAACAAAAGCAATTCAAAAAATTAAGGAAATGTCATTTAATCCAAGTACAGTGGACGATGATATTATTAGTTTATTTGAGTTAAAAAAGGGTGTACTATAATTACGTTACACTTCCAGCAACATCTGCATTAAATGCATTAAATTCTTCGGGTTTTTGATTCATATTTAAATGTGTATAACCAAAATTATTGAATAAATTGGTGTAAATTTTCCATACATAATCAACACCTTCGTTTTCATATCCACTATATGTCCTTTTAATTGTGTTATTTATCGTATCGGTATAATTACCTTTTATGTAACCCGGACCTCGATTATAACCGAAAAGTATAATACTCCCCAATTTCACGTTTTTATCGTCAGAGATTTTTCGCATAAATCTACATTGCGCTTTAATCATAATTTCGGGATTATCGATTATATTTTGGTGTAAAATGCTTCTGTTTTGTTTACCAAGTGTTGTAGAAACTTTAAATGTGTTATCATAATCATTAATATTTCCCTGAATATTTTTCATTAATGCGTCTATTTCACTTTGTGTGAATTTAATCTGACCACCCCTGTTTTGCACTATTATATCAAAAACCGCTTGAACAATAAATTGACTGATTCCAGAAGCAGTACTTGTTTTAGCATAATTCCATATTTTATATCCAGATTCGGCATACCCTTGTGCAGCCATTACGTTAGCATCAATTTCATACATTTTTGCATATTTATTATACCACGCAATTAATGCTTCACCCAACTGCTGATTGGTTTCCAATAATTTGCCATTGTGTTTAGCGTTAGAAACCCAAATATAATCTGATGATGTAATCGGTAGTGCATATGGTAAAATATATTTATTTTTACCTCTCAATAAAGTATTTGAAGTCCCAGCACACTTTTGCCTAATAAATGTCATCCCCTTTTCGGTTAATTTAGTTGTTGCCATGTTTATACAATATTAAATTCGTACATAGAATTATATTTTGCTTTATTTGGGTTATATTGACTTCCCAATCCCATTGTAACTTGACCAACCGATAAATCATCTATACCTGTTGCTTCAGAACTACCACCATCGAATCCAAAAATTGCTGCTGGGTTTGTTACTCTTGGAACAGGATATCTTAATATTTTTACGCCCGAAAAATCTGTTGTCATTTTATTTGGAACAAGATTATGTTCAACACTTAATATAATATAAGCACCATTAAAAATTGGAACGTTTTCTAATTGAAAATATTGTGTTGGTTGTATCATTGCATTACCTAAACTTGTTATAGTTGCTTGATATGCCCTATTTTCATACAAATTATAAAGATTTTGTCCTTTTGGTATTGGTGCTTGTAATTTATTGTCACCAGCAATTCTCGAAAGAATTTGTATTGATTCGTTTGTTTCTGGATATTCTTTACTATCAATTTTAATATCAGTAAACATTGATTGATTTTGTTCACCAAATCTAACTTTAAATGCACGAACTTCTCTCCAAGGGAAATTTGGATTTACTCTTGTTTGATTATCGTCTTCAAAATTTTTTGATGGGCAGTCTGAAGTACTAAAATCAGTTGCATTTGTATTACCAAGGTCAACAATCCCATCCTCAACAAAACCATTTTGAACACCAGTTGGATAACTTGATGTCCCACCGACAAACATACAAACAAATGCTGCTTGTTGTCCAACAATCGGTCCTGTATCGATTCGAAACGAATCTTCCCATTCCGCATTTTTATAACTCAAAAAATTCTGTAATGGAAAAAATAAAAATCCATTCGCTGATAATAATTGTGATAAAACCGTATATACTGTTGCATTATAGTCTTCAAACAAAGATATTAATATTTCAGGATTTATTATTGTATCACCAATTGGATTCATTGCCCTATCAACAAAAGCAAATGAACTTATTAAACTTTTTTTCTCCCCATTAAAAGGATAACCATATACGTTAGAGTATGTCGGGTTTGATAACCATTTATCGTTAATGTTTTTAAACGAATAGTATGTCTGTGTTATAACATCTTTATCACCCTTTAATTTCTTTTGTTCTTCTTCTTCCTCAATCAATTCTTTTTGCTTTGCTACGATTTCATCTTTTAATTTAGTTAAAAATCCTATAAAATATGAATCATTTAATGCTTTTATTTTTGGCGATTCTTCGTTTAATGCTTTTAACGATTTATACCCAACCGATGTGGTGGCTGGATTTTTAAATGTAATTTGACTAAAGTTAATAATTGTTGTTCTTTCAATAAGCGGTTGAATTAATTCGGAATAAAAAGATACGTTATCATCACCCGTTTTATCTGGGTCTAATAGTTCACGATATGCTCTGGTCTTTCTTTTTCCATTTGCTACCAATTCTTTTGCCTTTTGATATAAATTATAAAATTGTGTTAAAGTTGATTGAAATTCCCTGTTATAATATGAATCAAAATGTGCTTTAAACATTTTTTTATCTTCTTCAGATAGATATGTGTCAATATCAGCAATATCTGCAAATATAAACAACCCATCACTTTCTAAATTTTTACCCGCACCAGTGGTAAAAAATTCTTTTAGTTCATCAGTTAAGCCAGTTTCATTGGCATAAACTAACGACCCAACATAATATGGTAAATATGTTGGTACTTCAATAGCAGCAGGATTGATAAATATCAATTCATTAAGTTTTCTTGGAAAAATATTGAACGGACTTAGTGTTAAGCCAAAGTTGGATAATAATATAACTGCACTTAATTGTGATATACCACTAATAGCACCAAAAATTTCATCATCGTGGTCAGCCATTTGGTCAATCCAAATTTCAACAATATTATCAAATTGTTTTAATAATTGCGGTGCGTTGCCATCTGTGTATGCTATATTACCAAAATAATTGTTACCGTTAGTTAAAAAACTATCAATTATTGTTGGTTTAGATGCGTTGTTTATATATAAATCACTAATTTTTTTTGATTTTGTTAAATATCTCGTTTCAAGACTTATTCCATTATATTTTTCAGTTTTTTGTTCCTTAACGACATTATCCCTCACAAAATCATCCTTAATGTATATGACATTTTCTTGTGTAAATAAATAAAAACTTTCTGGAAGACTACCCGCAAATATTTTTCCAAACAACCCTCTTTGTACATTTTGTTGAAACTTACTTATAGGTTTATCTGAAGTATCTGTGAGAACTTGAATATTGATTGGGTCGGAATACACACGAGCACCAGTATATTCATCATTGTTTTTATTTACATATGCTTTTTGTGTTGGTGATACTGGAAAATATAATTTACTTTCTTCGGTAAAGTCATAATAATCATTAACGTTATTTTCCAAATACCTATAAAAATCATTAATTCTTCCTTCACTATTATATCTTTCTGCAAATTCTTTTAAAAGATTACCATAGTTTGACTGAGTTACAGACGCTGCTAAATTAACCGCTTCAGATTTTGAATATAAATCAACATATGCCTTACCCGCTTTATCATTAACATAAAAACTTTCTGGTATTGAACTTTGTGTTAGAATATAAAATCTTTTTAATATTGTTTTTAATATTTGGGTTATGCGTGGGTCACTATCAATATTAATAGGTTCACCATTTGTAGTATCAATACCATAATATGGACTCACTATATCGGAACTACCAAGAATTGAATCGAATGGTGAAATTGGTATCCATTTATATGTACCATCTGCATCTTGTTCGGTTTTCATTGACAATAATTCACCAATTCCTTCTTGTGTTTGAAAAGTGGTGATAAAATTATTAACTAAATCGATTTCGGGAAATGGTTCAGGTAATTTATTACTTAAATCAATAGGTGCTACTCTTTCTTCTCTAAATCCACCACAAATCTCTGCCTGTCTATTTACAATTAAAGGAAATGCAAATATTTTATCTATGGTATTTGTACCGATTTTACCAATATCTTCATATGAATTATCACCAATAATCATATTCTTATATTTTAAGTGATGTTCATTCTCTGCCTTATGAGACGTTTTTCTTAATATTTCAAAAAACGTATCAACGTCATCTAAAATAATTTTAAATATATTATATATTGTAGGGTTCATTCCGAGAATGTTCAACACTTTATTATTTATCTTTTCGGTGAGTACGTCCACAACATCACTTCTTTCTCTCGCCAATTCAAATTTTTGTTTATATAGTTTAACATATAAATTAGTTACATCAATTCCAATATATTTTATTGTTTCAGTATTATTTGTTGTTCCATTACTAATATTATAAGAACTACTAAATGTTTCTGGTTTTGAGACATCGGTATCGTTTATTATTAATGATGCTTGTGCTTCTCTTACGCTTTTTAATATTTTCGCCCTAAACGTATCTAATTGACTTTCTAATGCACTATCATTTGCACCCGCCACATATGAAATATATAGTCTTTTATTTATTGAAGTCGGATAACCTTCTTCTTCAAATTGTTTAACCGTTGTATTATATTCATAAATATTTCCAATTGGTGTAATAACATCAGCAGCGTCCACATTGAGCGGTGATACTGATAATTGTTCTTGTTTTTCTTTAGTTAAAACATATGGTATACCCTTTTCTGTCAAATCATTTCTATAATCATCCAATACACCAAACG